GTAGCAATATCAGTACCGAAGTAGTACATCAACAATTGCTCATCAGTCATTCCGATACCACGTTTTTTGAAAACACGGATTAATGGGGCTTTTACTTTATCCTTAAATTCATCTGTTACAACAAACGCTTCTTTAATGCTATCATTAAATTCTACTGCGAAATCTTTAATAGGCATTGCACCCGCTTCTGTTTGAAGTTGGATAGACGGGTCGATTTCTCCCTCTGCAATTAATTTGTCAATTTTAGATTCGCTGATTTCAGGGATTTTACCCATATAGAAACAACCTTTTTCATAAATGTCCAAAGTCATTTCAGCCATCATTTCAGCCCCCATAGTTTTTTCCTTACCGTCTAATTGAGAAAAACTTTCATTAAAAGGTCTTTCGGGTTCAGCAGATGCCTCTTCGCTATCTCCGTCAAGGTCTGCGAAACTTGGTCTTTCAAAAGTAGGTTCTTCCAATTCCCCCATTTCTTCTAAATCCCCTAATTTGTGTTGTGTGTACGACCTTTGTTTTACAGGTGCGTCTAAAGGCGAGAAATCGTCATTGATAATTTCAGCGTCCTCTATGTTTTCAAAGTTTTCTTGGTTAATCATTTTTAAATAATTTATCTATGTTAGCATTAATTTTGTCAATCTTTTCTAAAATTTGTCTGTCTGACGGGTGTTTTGAATTTAACCTTAAAATTTCTTGTTTGTACAAAGATACTAAAGTGTCAGGTTTTTTCAAAATGTATGATATGTTTGAGTTATCAAGATTTAATTCTTTCTGTATAACAAATGCGCAAACGCCTATTGATATTCTTCGATTGTTTTTTCGTTTCATATCAAAAATATCTTCTAATGATATTTTAAATTCATCACAAACCACCTGAACTAACTTCAATGCTTGTTCTATTTGCTCTTGATTTAGAGTTGGTGGATTTTTTCTTGAGTATTTTAAAATTTCAATTAGTTTGTCCGTTCCGATTATTTGAATTGTCTTGTCTAATTCCTTAAAGACAATAGACACGTTGTTGTTTTGGTTATCCATATCTATCCGTTTAAGTATTCGTCTATGATTTGTTTAGTCATATCAAAAGACCACGAAAATTCAGCCTTATAGCCTTTTAGGGATAGTTTTTGCAAACATTCGTGTTGTAGTTTTAAGTGGTCTTTAGAAGAAGCCTTAATTGTACCGTCCTTTTTAAAAGGCGTATCTATTTTTAATTCTATAAAAAGCCCACAAAAACCTTTTCGTGGTTCAAGAATTAAAACGTCAGGGCATTTAAAACCATTTTTCTGAACAAGTTTATTTCTACCCGCTTGTCTTTCAGTTAATTTTACAGATGCTATTGTATCTGATAAAAAATCAACATCAGGATATTGGTAAGATAAATAACGTGCTACTGATTTTTGTAGTTCATATTCCTCGTGTTTCATTGTTGTTGTTGTTATTGTTCTTGGTTATTAAATTCCGTATTTTTTCGTGAATTCAGGGTGCTTTAAAATCGCTTTTCCTATTTCCCTGCCCCCATCATTATCGCTTGGGAAATGAACTCCTAAATAAATACGACTATAAGTAATATCTTCAATTAATTCTTTACAATATTGATATTCCGTTGGGTACTTATTACCAATTACATTTAGAATCACTATTGATTGAATTGTATGTCCTGACGGATATGATGGCGTATTAGCAGAAAGACTTTTATAAGGAAAAAGTTTTAACTTATAATATTGAGCCAACTGAAAAGGTCTTGGTCTTTGATAATGAAATTTAAGTTTAAAAATTAAATTTTGAATGTCTTTAACTATTTCTGTAATCAATTCTTCAACCTCAATATCTTTTTGTTTAAATATGCTTGATATTGCTTGAATTAAATGCCTATCATACGCTAAATATCTTTTTAGATAGTTTTGGTTTTCAGGTTGCAAAACAATATCAATACTATCTTTAATTTCGTTAAGTTCGTCCTTAACTAATTCAGAATCGTTTTTAGGTATTACTAAATCCTTAAAAGTATCAAATAGGTCATCTACTAAACAAGTACCATTTATGAATGCTAATTGGTCTTGAGTTGGATTTCCGTATGTTATGTCATTAAATTCCATAGTATCTTTAAATTAAGATTGCGCTACACAGGTAGTCATATAATTATTATAAGTACTTTGCATTTGTTCTTGAGAAGTAAATTTTACAGTACTTGAAAACTTTAGCCATTTTTCTTTACAAGGGTCTATTCTTGGGTCAATAACTTCTTCAATTTTTTTTTCTTCTACTGATTCGTCAATTTCCCCACCTAAAACTTTAGGTGGTTCTGTCTGACTTGAACTATCAGGAAACGCTTTATTAATTGATGCCGTAGCATTTTTATTACTTCTCATTTTAATTAAAAAGTAACCAACTACAAATCCTGCACCAAATAAAATTATTGTTCTTTTATCCATTACTAATCTTTAAACTTGTTTACTTGCGATACAAGAGTCAAATTTTTCTTTTCTTATCTGACCTAAATCTGCTCCTGCTGATGGTCTAATTGTTGCCATAAAATCGTCCGCTTCTTTATTACAAGCGTCTATTGTCGCTTGGTCGGGTGCGGGAAGAATTGCGTCTGTTGTTACAATTTCATCAGTAGAACCTGAATTGTCTTTTGATTTTTTTAAATAACCAACCAATAAATAGCCAAATACTACTCCTGCTCCTACTAAAACTATATCTCTTGTATTCATAATTTTTAATTTTAAGAATTAATTATTTTGCTTTGTAAACAGTCATACCTGTTTTGGTTTTTGATGCTACATACGTTTTACCGTTATAAGTAAATGATGCTGAATTGTTCTTTTTGGCTTCCAACATTGCTTTGAAATACCCGTTTACCGCTTTTGCCATAATTTCTGTTTTTAATTGTTTTTGTTTTTTAAATAATTTTTTCCGTTATAATAAAAAGTAGAAACTCCAATAACAATTAAACTTAATTGTATAAATTTTGGCAATGTTTTACCTTTTAATCCTGCATAAACACAAATTGGAGCAATAACAAAAACATCAATAACCCTAATTGCTTGGCTCTTTTGAAATTCTTCTATCGTTTCTGTTCTAATTTCGTTTATTTTCATATTTTTAAAGTTTTTACTTTTATTTTTTAAAAAATTTCAAAACTCTTTGAACGTTTTTTCCGTCATACGGGACTTTCCCATTTAACCAATCTTGTCTTGCTTCACAACCGCAATCTTCTGTTATTGAATCTACAATCATTTTAATTCCTGTAAATTTAGTAATTTTTGCAACAGTATCGCCTAATCCTTTACTTTTTTCCATAGTAATTTGTTGTTAATTTACTTGGTGTTATTTTAAATAATCTTTGTTTGCTAATTTGTAACTCATATAAGCGACAGAAGTTACTCCTAATGCAACGCCAACTACTATACTTCCTAAAACGGTAATTAAAGCGCCTTTACCAATACTATAACCTTTAGAGTAAGAGTAAATAGCAAGACCTAAAGGTACTGCTAATAAAACTACTTTACCATTATTTGATTCAGTTGCCATAACCTAATTATTAAGTTGTTGAATACTTTTTACCCAACGCTTTTTTAACGTTGTATTTAACTTCTTCAACGTCATCAACTAAATTGAGGAATTCATCGTTTGGTTTTTGGTCTTCATTCAGTTTTGCAATTGCTTTTCTGTAATATGTAATTCCATATACTGAAAACGCAATCAAAAGCCCGAATACAAGCAAACTTTTAAAATCCATTGGTTTTTGCGACCCCATACTTTCAAATACGTCATCTCCACCGCCTGACGGTGCTACGGGTGCGGTTGCAACGGGTGCAGGTGCTACGGGTGCGGTTGCAACGGGTGCTACTGCTACTTCTGTTTCCATAATATTTTATTTATTAAATTTTTTATATGCTAAATATCCTAAAACCAATACGCCAACTATTAGCAAATTAGTTTTGTTTTTTTCTAAAAATGTTTGTGGCGCAAGTTCAGTACTTGGAGTTTCATTTATTTTTTCAATACTTGAAAGTGGAACAAACGCTAAACCATCTGATGTTCTTACTTTTGCGGTTGCAACAGTAGGTTTTGACTCAATTCCTTTAGTCATTTGATTGAAAACAAATTTTTCAATTTCTATGCCTTGTATAACATCTCCTTTTTTGAAAATTATATTTGGGTCGCCATTTTGTAAAAGACCCCAAACTATATCTTCTTTTAATTTATATTTTTCCATAAATTTTTACTTATTAAACTTTTTATATGCTAAATATCCTAAAACTAATGCACCAACTATTAGTAAATTAGTTTTGTTTTTTTGTAAAAATGAAATTGGTTTTAATCTTGTTTCTAAAATTAATTTAGAAGTCAACGGGGTTGAATCATCTACTTTATCTGCATCATAGCCTATAATATAAGTATCATCAGAAAAAATAAGATATGGTGTCATTACTGCACCACGACCTCCGCCACCTGTTTTTGCAATTTCAATGACATCTCCTGCTTCAAGAGTGCCAATAACATCAGTTCCCGCATCTCCAAATATATCTTTTTTATTTGGATTAACTTTTAGAATATCAGTTCTTTTATTAACTTTATATTTTCTAATTTGCTGATTTTTAGCATCTTGATACTGTTTGTTTAAATCATTATCTATTTGCGAATTTGTTCTCGGAGGGTTCATAGTTAATTTTTGTTCAATTTCAAGATTAACAAGACCATCAATTTCTGATATTTTATCAAGTGAATTAATTGGGAAACGAATTCCAAAAAGTTCTCCTCTTGCTTGACCAAAAAAATCACTTGGAATAGTAGCCCCTAAATCTTTTAATTCTTTGTCGATGTTTTTACTTACCTTAACAAATGCACCAATAGTTCCGTTTTCCCCTTTTGGAAATCCGAAATTATTATTTAATGCCATTCTTGTACTTGCGGATAGTTTTGCTACATTCATAATTCCTATTTTTTATTTTTAAATGCTCTTACTATTAAGATTATTCCCGCCAAAGCACCTAATCCACCATAAATAAATCTATGTTTTTGTAAATGCTCAACAAACTTACCTTTGTTAGAACTTAACTCTTTACTTTCGTTATTTTTAGGCTTTCCGATTACCCCTAATTCAATTACTGAATTATCAATAACCTCATCTTCATTTTTCAACTTTATTTTTTTACCTTGAAGTTCACTTGCCTTAAAAATTTGAGAAACATAGCCAATATAAGAAACTTTAAACTCTGAATCAGAATTTATCATTTCACTATCTAAAACAAAATTTCCGTCCAAGTCTGATTGTTCCCCAATTTCATTCGATTTATCTTCAGTAACAATAACAATGTTAGCCAAAGCCATTGGCTGATTATGAGTATCTAAAACTTGTCCAAATATCTTCATTATTATTTCCCTCCTGTTATTCTTTTAATCGTGTAATAATTAACAATAGCCCCTAATGTAAAAGACACAATACCAACTACAACAAATATTGTAGATAAATGCTGATGTGTTTTTGATTGCGTTTGTTGCTTATTTTTTTCGTCATTTGAGGGATTTTGAGTGCCTACTTGACTATTTTGAACTGCTTCTTCCATAACTATAATAAAATAATGTTGCTCCTGCGATTATTGATAAAACACCAACCGCTATGTAATTTTTGTATGCTTTAACTGCTAAACCAAAACTTCCCTCTTTAAGCCATTCGCTCGGTAGTTGTTCTAATATTTTTTTCTTTACTTCCCAAACTCTTAATTTACCGTCTTTTACTTGACGGAAAGCAGGATTTGCGTTATAAATTGCACCTGCCGACAAACCTAATCCCTGAATAACCCAATCGTCAGGTTTTCCAATTGCAATAGGAAAAAATGTTACAAAATATGTATCTGTATAGTTTTTTAACTTACCTGCGTAACGCTTATAATACTCGAAAACTAAATCTAATTGTTCAGAATAATTCATTTTAGCAATGTCTGAAATAAAATATCGTTTACCGTTTATTGTTTTATAGTTTTTTCCTTTATCGGGACAAAATTGAATTAAACCATAACAACCAATATTATTGCCTTTCGATGGACTAAAGGTTCTTGCAGTTTCAAAATACATAATTGCCATTAACCAATTTGGGTCAATTTGCAACTTACTTGAAACCTCCTTAACTTTTTTTATAAAACCACTCCTATAAGAAGCAGGTACTTTATCTTCGTATATCAAAACCATTTACCACAATATTTTATCAGCATACCAACCGTTTGTTCCGACTTTGTGTCGGTCTTTTTCGTGTCTTTGCTTGTACAACCTACGTCTTTCTTTAGCATATCCTTTCGGAAAATACCCTTTCTTTTCTTTCTCCAAGTAGGTCGGGTAATCATTCATACCCAAAGCCCCTATTGAAGCAACTTTTTTACCATTCTTAAAAACATCTATTTTTTTAAGCGGATTGGTTGAGGGTTTTATTTCAACTCTCAAACTATCTGCTTTTGCTTTTGAATATGGTAAAATTTTATAAGCCATTTTTAAACTCCCTCTCTATCTCCAAAACCTCTTACTGAAATCCAACCTTTCGGACAACCGCTTCCCATACTTGTTGCGTATTGAACAGAACCGTCTGCGTTTCTGTGTGCGCACCATTTTTGAGTTGCTTTTCCTGATTTTCCACTTGCGCTAAAAAAACCGTCTGAATTTCTCTTTGGTTTTTGTACATAAGCAACAATTGCAATGACACCTAATAATGCTAAACCACCAAATATATATTCTGTTTTCATATTTTTTATCTTATCATTAATTATTTACCTCAAACACATAAGTTTGTTTTGTTTCGTCATACCTAATGTTCTTTAACTCTTGTTCGGTAAAATTTCTTCTGAAAAAACCTACTATGGTCATACTTCCGCTTTTTTTACCTACCGTTAGGTATCTTTTTAATTTTTTTACTTTATCTCCCTCGCCTGTTTTTGTTGAGTCTGTATTTCCCTCAATGGTTTCGCAATAATTTGTTTTTTCGTCTAAAATTTGTACAATTATTCCCGTATGTCCTCCTTGAGTTCTTTTAGCACAAAAAATATCTCCTACTTGTAATTTTCCACTTGTAAAAGCAACATACTTTTTATCCCCTTTTTTATTTAAGT